GCAAGATGCTGGTCGCCGCCGGGGTCTACGAAAAGACCTGGACCTGGCTGGCGGAGCGGGGATGCACTGCGCTGGTTTCCCCGCAGCTATTAGAGCGATACGCCATGAGCGTGGCCCGCTGGATACAGTGTGAGGAGGCCATCACCGAGTACGGTTTCCTCGCCAAGCACCCTACCACGGGGAACGCGATTCAAAGCCCCTATGTGGCGATGAGCCAGAACTTCATGTCCCAGACCAACCGCCTGTGGATGGAGATCTACCAGATCGTCAAGGAGAACTGTTCCAGCGAGTACGGCGGGGCCACGCCCCAGGACGATGTGATGGAGCGGCTGCTGGCCGCTCGGAAAGGAAAATGAGTATGACCAAATATAAAACGGCTGAAAGCGTCCGGCGCGGTCACCCGGATAAGCTGTGCGACCTGATCGCCGACAGCATTCTGGACGAGTGCCTGCGGCACGACCGCTATTCCCGCTGCGCCTGTGAGGTCATGGCCACCAAGGGAAAAATCTTTGTCTGCGGGGAGATCACCTGCGCCGCGAAGATCAACATCCGCTCGGTGGTTCGGGAAGTCCTCCGCAAGGTGAGCTACAACCCCATGAAATTCATCGTGTTCGTCTATGTTCACCGGCAGAGTCCCGACATCGCCGGCGGCGTGGATTCCGCGCTGGAAGTGCGGGATGGCGGCAGCGAGGATGTGTTCGCTTCCACCGGCGCCGGCGACCAGGGCACCGTGTACGGTTACGCCACCAGGGAGACCTGGACCCGTCTGCCCGTCCCGGTGGTCTTTGCGAATGAAATCTGCAAAGGGCTGGATGACGCCATGCACGATGGAACTATCCGGGGCATTGGCCCCGATGGCAAAGCTCAGGTGACCGTGGTGTATGAGGACGGAAAACCCGTGGGCGTGAAGAACATTGTAGTGTCCGTCCAGCACGATATGGACAAGGATCTGGAGGAACTTCGCCGGGAGATCATCTCGGAAGTGCTGTATCCCATCCTGGACCGTTTCGACTTCCCCAAGAATGTGGAAATCCTCGTTAATCCCTCCGGCAGGTTTGTGGAGGGCGGTCCCGCCGCTGACACCGGCCTGACTGGCAGGAAACTGATGGTGGACACCTACGGCGGTCTTGCCGCCCATGGCGGCGGAGCCTTCTCCGGGAAAGACCCCACCAAGGTGGACCGCAGCGCCGCATATATGGCCAGAGCCATCGCCCGGAACGTGGTGGGCGCATGGCTGGCGGAGGAATGCCAGGTGTCCATCTCCTATGCCA